CATCGGCATGCCGGCGCAGTAGCTCACGTAGTCGAGCCATTGCCGACCGCTGATGAGCAGGCCGGCTTGGCACTGCAAGACGTGCTCGATCGGCACCGCGCCAGCGATGATCGTCTCCGTCTGGTATTTTTGGCGACGAGATTTGCACTCGATCAAACCGTCATCGCCCACCAGTCCGTCCGGCGAATAGCCGAGGGTGAAGTCGTCAAAGTCGCGCGTGATGAAACCGAGCTCCGTTACCGGCGCGTAGTGGCGAGCATAGAGCGCGCGCGCCTCGATCTCGTCGGCTTGGCCGCGCAGCATGTCGTCGCTGATGAACTGCGGCTCGACGTGGCCGGTGATGCGCTGTGCAAGGAGGTCGAACAGGTGGCCTTCTGCCTTTGTTGGCTTCAGCGTCTTGGCCGACATGACCGCGTTCATGCTGCTGGCTGTGAGGCGGCCTAGCCTGAGCTCGTGCCAGGCGTCGGTGCCTTGGATTATGTCGGGGTGGTGGGTAATCACTGGCCACGCTCCGGGATGAACATGATGCACAAAGGCAGCACCGGCATGGCGGCCCAATGCGTCCACATGCCGATCGGCGTGACGACGCCAGCCACCATCAAATCGCCGGGCAGCCGCGTGCCGGTGCGGACGATGGAACCGTCCGTGATCAGGCACTCATGGCCCTCCGGCATGCACTCGACTTCGCGCCACTCGACGGTGCTGGTCATGCCAGTCTCCGGCCGCGTGGCGCGCGTCAACGCCTGCTCGCCTGTCGGAGTGATGTTGTAAGTGGGGATCTTGAACTGCTCGGAGTAGCAGACAGCAATCCAGCCGTTATCCAGCATGCGCCGCAGGATGCGCTTGCTCGGCTGCTGCGCCTGCTTCGGCCGCGGCGTGCGCGGCGACAAAAACAGCAGATACTTTCGCTCCGTATCGGTCATGTGCTCCATGCTCACCGCCTCCACCAGCGCACCGACCGCTGCGGCTGGCGCTGCTGCTGCGCCATCTCCACATCGTCAGCAATTTCCGAAACGGCCCACACCACGCCGCGCAGCGCCACGAGCTGCCGCGACGTCAACCGCGCGAACTCGCCGGCCTCGAGCATTTCGTTCAGCGTCTCAGCCACACGCCGCGCGCGATCCTGCGGCGCACCGTCTGGCGACATGATGCTGTGCAGAATTGGCCTGATATCCGACACGTGGTTCATGCAAGCACCGCCGCGACCGCAATGAAGGTTGTGAGGAGGCACGCGATGGTCAGCACCACGCCGATCCACGGCGGCGAGCCTTCGCGCAACGTCGTGGCCACCGTCTCGTGGCCGACGATGTAGGTAGCCAGCGCGCAGAGGAGCGCAGGCCCGATCAGGAGCAGGTCCGTCACTGCACAGCCCTCCGCGGCGCTTCCAGGCCGATCGGCAGCACCAACGGCAGGCGCTGCTGGCGGGCCTCGCGAGCCGCGCGCAGGATTGCAATGGCGATCGCCTCAGCCTTGTCGGCGGGCCACGCCATGGCCTGGATCTGATAGCCGGCGCTGTCCTCGACCTGCTCCGTGACGATGATGTCGCCGCCGTCGCCAACCTCAATGTCAAGCGTGTGCAAGAGGTCGATGTCCGGTTCGGACTGGAGAATGAGGAGCGTCACAGCGCGGCCTCCAAGCTGCGCCGCGCTTCGTCCAGCGCAGCGCCGATCGCCGCGTCGATCGCCGCATGTTCCGCGACGTGATCCGCCCAGCTCACCGTTTCCGTGCTGTCAAACGTCCAGGGGTGGCGGCGCAGTTCGGCCAGGAACACGGCGCTGGCGGCACGGATCGCCGTCAGGGCTGCGATGTCAGCCGGCGTTGCGGCGTAGAGCGGGGGTTCGGGGAACCACGTGCCGCCGACGGTTTCGTCGTAGCGGCGCGCGGAGAACGAGTCCGGATAGGGCATTATGAAGCCCTCCCAACACTGCGCCGATAGGCATCGGCGGCCGCCTCAACGCGCTCAGCCATTACTGCAGCGGCTGCGTCATAGCTCCTTCCGGCCGAAAACGCCTCCGCCCCCTCGCGCCACACAGTATCGCGAACGCGATGGCCGTTGCGAACATGACCGCCGGTAATAGCCACAAACGCGGCGGCATCTTCCGCATATTTGAAAGCGGCAACGTATTCGTTGTCGCGATAAACCTTCCAATCCGGGCTTGCAGCCATGAGTGCCTCCGTGGTGGTGGAGGCAACTTAGCCATTCTAAGTTAGGGCGTCCAGAGAAAAACTAAGGCGAGCTAAGGTTTTTTCTTGAAAGCTCTGGCCAGGGCTTCCAACTGCGCCACAGCGGCTTCGTGCATGTCTGCCGGCATTGCCCTCAAGGCATTCAGCGCGTCACGCTCTGCTGTAGTGCGAGCCTCCACCCTGTCGCCTGCTTTATCGCCTTCCCAAAGCCAATCGAGCGACACACCGCACTCCATCGCTATTTTCTGCGCATTCTTAGGCTTAGGCATGGTCCGGCCCGTCTCATATTGAGCGATAGCGCTGGACGTGACGCCGATCCTAAGCGCGAGTGCGTCCTGTGTGTAGCTGTTTTGTTCTCGTGCGGCCGCAATTCGGCGGCCGACCTCAAGGGCCTTGGTTTTCTGTTCCGGTGTCATTTCGCGGCGCTTTGGCATGGGTGCATAGGATCATGATTCCCTTAGCCCGGCTCACTTAGAGTGGTTGCGAGGCGATCCTTAGACATGCTAAGGCTCGCACATGCGTGATCCGGCTCTGGAAGAACTCCTGTCTCGACGTGGCGCTGTTAAGCGCATTGCGGAAGCGTGCGACATCAGCACAGCGGCCGTATCGCAGTGGAAGCGTGTTCCGAGGCGGCGCGTGGCCGCCGTCGCAGAAGCGTTGGGCATAGAGCCTGCACAAGTCCGGCCTGATTTGGCGCCGGAGATGGCTGCATGACCGAAGTGTACCACCGCACCCCCTCTGCTCCCATGCACGATGGCGTGATAGGCCCCGGTTACTGGACCGTTGTTGCAACGCGCCTCGGCGGGATTTGGCGATACCGCGACGGGTTCGAGAGTAAGCACCTCATCGCGGCAAGCGCGACGAATGAGATCATCGTTATGCACCGCCGGAGCGCAGAAGGCTGGCAGCTGGTGGCGCAACTCGCCGGCCCGGCCTGGCGCCGCCTCCAGGAGCGGAGCGCGCGATGAGCGAGATCACTGTGCAACGCGGATCGGAAATAGGCTCCCACCCTTTGCACGGTGCCACCGACGCGGGCCGCGGTTCGTCCGCGCGTGTCGGTGGGGATGCCAGCGTGGCTGGCGTGACCTCCCTTGGAAACTCAGCCGGTGAGGCCGTGCGTCCCGCCGGCTCTTTTCTGCGGGGGGCCATTGTTGCCACGCATGAACGGTGGACAGAGGCCGACAAGCTGGCGCTGCGTCGCGACTGGCGCAATCCGAGCATCCTGAATGAGCAGCTAGAGGCGCGGTTTGGCCGGTCCTTGTGTGCGATCCGCGCCAAGGCGCAGTCGATGCGCCTGGGAAAGCGGCCATCCGAGTGTGACGGCAAGCGGATGGCTGCGCTGGCGCGGCGTGCGACGCTGGCCGAGCGGTGCGCCAAGCGCCGCGCCGAGATTGCGGAGATGCAGGCGCAGCGCGAAGCCGAGGAGCGGCGGCGGTGGGCGGAGTTAGCGCAATGGCGGATCGCCCACGCGCGCGAGCTGCTGCGCCGCGGCATCCGTGCCGAGACGGTGGCGCAGGCGTGGCGGATGCAGCCGGCGGCGCGCGTCGTCACAGAGGCCAGCGCCGACGATGACGACACCGAGCCCAGCAAGCCGCTCCCGCCGTCACCGTGGCGGAAGGTGAAAGCCGAGCTGGTGCAGCGCAAGTGCCTGCGGTGCCGGCGAGAGTTCGCCGCGCCGGGCAAGTTCGTGCGGCTCTGCGACTACTGCCGGACACGTGATGAGGGGGTGCTGTGAGCCACGATCCCATAACCGCCGCGCTTGTCGCCGAACTGCACCAGCGCGCGGCGCGTGGGGTGATTAAGTATGGCGTCAGCGTCGCGAATAACCCGTTGACGCCGCGCGAGTGGCTGCAACACGCCAAGGAAGAAGCCCTCGATCTCGCCGTCTACCTGGAGCGGCTGATCCGCATCGAGGCCGGCCACGCAGACGCAGAGCCGGCGGAATACCCACCCATCCGCGTCCGCATCCGCCTCGCCTCCGGCGACGAGGTGGTGCGCGACGTGGCGACGGTGGCCGAGGCGGTGGCGGAATTGCCGTGGCCGCTGGCGGTGGCGTGGGAAGTGGCCAACATCCAAGGGGCTTTTTGGTGATGCTCCACCCTGAATACGCGGCGTTTCTTGCCGGCAAAGCGCCGCGCGCGCAGGCGATCGGCATAGAGCCGGGCGCCATGCCGCCGCACCTGTTCGACTATCAGGCCGAATGCGTTCGGTTTGCGTTGCGGCAGGGCCGCGCCGCCATGTTCCTAGACACTGGCCTGGGCAAGACGCGAATACAGCTTGAATGGTGCCAGCAGGCGGCCGACGCGAGCAACGGCCGGGCGCTGCTACTCACGCCGCTCGCCGTCGCACGTCAGATTGAGCGCGAGGGCCTGGCGCTGGGCTATGCGGTGCGCGTCATCCGCAGTCAGGACGAGGCGCGCGACGGTATCAACGTCTGCAATTACGACCGCCTCGGCGCGCTGGATACCGTCCAGTTCGGGGCCGTGAGCCTGGACGAAAGTTCGATCCTCAAGAGCTTCACAGGCGCCACCACGCGCGCGCTGATTGCGTCCTTCGCCGGCCATCGGTTTCGCCTTGCCTGCACCGCGACGCCTGCGCCGAACGATCACATGGAGCTCGGCACACACTCCGAGTTTCTGGGCCAGATGCGGAACGTCGAGATGCTGTCGCGCTGGTTCATCAACGACACCGGCACGGCTTCGCAGCAGTGGCGCATCAAGGGCCACGCGCAAAATGCCTTCTGGGACTGGGTGGCATCCTGGGCGCGGTGTGCCGAGACGCCGGCTGATCTCGGATACGATGCTTCCAGGTTCATCCTGCCGGCTCTCAACATCCACCGCCACAAAGCCGCCGGCGACCTTCGCGCGCCTGCCGGCTTGCTGTTCGCGTCGGACCTGTCGGCGACAAACATTCACGCCATCAAGCGCGAGACGGCGCAGGCTCGCGCCGAGGCTGTTGGCGCACTGGTAGCCGCGGAGCCGGGCGAGGCCTGGGTGATCTGGTGCGACAACGACGCGGAGGCGGACGCGCTCATGGCCGCCGTGCCTGGCGCGGTTGAGGTGCGCGGCTCGCACACCGCCGATCGGAAAGAGGAGGCGTTGGCCGCGTTCGCCAGCGGCGCGGCTCCCTACATCATCACCAAGCCGTCCGTCGCGGGTATGGGCCTCAACTGGCAGCACGCCGCGCGCATGGCCTTCGTCGGCCGCAGCTTCTCCTATGAGGCTTGGTATCAGGCGGTGCGGCGGTGCTGGCGCTACGGCCAGACGCGGCCCGTCGATGTCCACCTGATCGTCGCCGAGGGTGAGGATCAGATTGGCCGTGTGATCGACCGTAAGGCGGACGACCACCGGACCATGAAGCGGGCGATGGCCGCGGCGATGGCACGAAGCCGCGCCGTCCAGGTCGCGACCCGCATCCCATACGAACCAACACATATCGGGAGGCTGCCGGCATGGATGTGCGCTGCTTGAACAGTGCCCACGGCCAGAAATGGACGGCGATCAACGG